CCCGCCTTACCGACGACAAGATTCGAGTCGCTCGTGAACGTGAGCAAAGTGTAAGCAGTACCAGCAACCGTGATCGCAGTCGAAGACGCAGCCGTACCCGAAGCCGAACCATACCCAGTCGACACATCAACCCAAGCCGACCCGTTATAAACCTGCAAACCAGTCGCAGTCGAATACGCGGTCATCCCAGCCGATGGTGTGGGGATGGCTGAGGCGCGGGCTGCGGTTCCGGCGAACACCATGACGGATTGATCCATCAGGTATCCGTTGACGTCGGCTGCGGTGAGGGTGTCGCCTGCTGACCATGTTTTCTTTCCAAGACCTGGCATGTTGTCTCCTAATCTACACGCTCACCCAGGCTGAGCCGTTGTAGACGACGAAGCCGTACGCGGTTGAGTAACTGCACATTCCTGCGGAGGGGGTTGGGATGGCTGAGGCTCGTGCGGCGGTGCCTGCGAAGACCATCACCATTTGTTCCATGAGGTAGCCGTTGACATCTGATGCGGTGAGGGTGTCCCCTGCGACCCATGTTTTGCGTCCAAGCCCTGCCATAGTGTTCTGATTCTAGTAGAGGCCGATTGTGGGGTCGTCGAGTTCGGAGCCTGCGACGTAGGAGCTGTTGAGTCCCCATGTGGCGGTGCTGGTTGAGGCGTCGGTGCCCAAATTCCATTGCTGATTGACAAGGGTGTACCCGGTGTAGGTGTCAGCGTAGGTGCCGTCGAAGTAGGGGAGCAGAGTTGAGCCTGTTTCAAGCATGACGGCATCTATGTAAGTGACATTGGACAAAGATGGGTTATTTACTTGACAAAATATTGCTACATCCAAATTTGCTGTGTTTGCTGGCGTTGTTCCGCTAACGGATAAACGAGTCCAACCCGCACCGACATTGATGGTGGTCGCTGTGCCAGTAATAATTCCAGCAACTCCACCTGCTGAAGTAAAGCAACGAATATCAACTCGATGTTGTCGGTTATTGCCTGCGTAATTGTAGAGATAGACAGATGCAGTCAAACTTTGGCCAGCGGCCATTGTTGTATTGGGGTCATACGCAGTTCGTGCTGTTGTGTCTGACGCGCTAGTTGAGGTCATTTGCATACAAGCCGAACCGACATATGACGCTGTTGTTATGCGTGAAACTGTGGAACTAGCAGCAGCCCAGCCCGTCGTGTTTGTCTCAAAGTTTGGGTTTGTAACAAGGTTTGTGCGGGTCGTGGTCGTCGTGTAACCAGCCAAGATGAACGGGGTGAGAACGTCGATCTGTCCGAGGCGGAGTCGAATGTCGTGTCGTGATGGGGTGACGACATGCTGGATGCCTTCGATGACGACGTTCTTGGTGATGCTCGTTGGGCTTCCGGTCGTGAAGTTCTTGGTGACGGTCAGCACATCACCGATCTCAAGTGCGGCCATCGTCTCAATCTGTGCGTCACTCAATGGGTTGACGAGAATGGTTGCCTCATCGAATCGCACCTCAGGGTTTTGGTAGGTGTTGAGGAGGGCTGAGGCGAGGGCTGAGCCTGCTGTGTTATTGACGAGTGGGATGTCGGTGAGGGAGAAGTTTTTGATTCCGTATTCGGCTTGGGATGCTGTGCCAGATGCGACGCTGGATGCGGTGCCACCTGAGATTTGTACGGAGACTCGGTTGAGGACGGTTTCGGCACCGTACACGTTGGAGAGGGCTTGGATGGGGATGGAGGTGACTGCTGTGCCTCCGAGGTTGGCGATGGCTGTGGCGAAGGTGCTGGTGATGCGGGCATCGAACTCGACTTGGCCGAGGCGGTTTGCGAATAGTCTGCCGTTCTCTGCGAGTTGTACGGCTTGGAGTGCTTGGAGGACGTTGGTTTGGTCTTCGTATGCGAAGGTGCCGCAGGTGGCGACGCCTGTGTCGATGTCGCGGAGGGCGGTTGACCAGGCGACTTCTGTGCGGTCAAGGATGGCGGAGACTCGGGCTGAGGTGAGTTGGCTGGATGGGTTGAAGGCGTTGAGGTTGGTTTGTCCGAGTTGTGCGAGGGCGTCGACTGCGAGGATGGTTGCGGTGGACAGGTTCGGTTCGTCGTATTCGATGTTGAGGTCGTAGACGTAGCCTTTGTAGAGGGCGGCGGTTCCGGCTGAGCCTCCGTAGACTTCGACTCGTCGGCGTGGTGCGATTCCGAGGTTGCCTTCGTACCAGGGGGAGGCGGTGTTGAGGGGGTCAAATTGGCGTCCTGATGCTCGGTCGTCGGCGATGATGGAGAGGGTGCCTGGGTTGAAGGTGTCAAGTTGGCTGGTTCGGCCTCGGTTGATGTTGATGGATTGGACGTATTCGGTGATGTCTACGAAGTCGGTTGAGCCGTCTAGAACATCGGTGCCGTCAAGAAGTGAGGAGTCAAGTGTGAATGAGTCGGTAATGAATCCGACATCGAGAAGTACCTTGAATGTTTCCCCCCAGTTCAGCGTCTTGGCCATCGGCTACCTTCCGAACAATGCGCCGGTCGAACCGTTGGAGAACTGGATACCAGACACAGTTGCATACTGACGCAAATACTCAGCGATCTCAGCCCCCACCTCCTGACCCGATGCACCCAAGCCAGCGTTCACCGTCACCGCAACCGACGGTGCTGCGACAATACCGGCACGAGCAGCACTCTGATTCTGCTGAATCGAAGCAAGCTCAGACGCAAACGGGTTCGGCACACCAGCCGACACCTTCGGAAACTGGTTCGTCAAATCCAACTGCACACGAAGCGACTCATTGTACGCATCCAACGCCTCACGCTGAGCATCAATAGCCTCAGCGACACGCTTCGTCATATCGGCCTCACGTTCCTTCGCATCAGCCAAATCAGAAGCCAACTCCTCATAGATCGCAGACCCAGGGATCGCACCCGACACCTGCTCATTCAAGAACCGTTGAGCCTCACCCAAATCCTTCGTCGCCTCATACTGAGCATCCGTCGCATCAGTCACAGCCAACTTCGCCTCAGCCAAACGAATCTCAGCCTCACGAATCATCTGAGCATTCGACTCAGGATCAGCACGAACCGCAGCCAACTCCTTCTCCGCATCCTTCACCGCAAACACAGCCTGCTCAACCCTGAAACCCGACCGAGCCACATCACGCTGAGCCGCATCCAACTTCCGTTGAGCATCCTTCGCCTGCTGCGAATCCGCACCATACCCAGCCACAGCCTGATTGAACGCAGCCTGAGCCTTCTCACGCTCCGAAGTAGCATCAGCCAACGACTTCTGCGAATCAGCCACAGACTCCCCAGCCGACTTCAACCGCTTCGACGCAGCCGTCGACTTATCGATCGCCTCAGTCAACATCTTCAACTTCTCAGCCGCAGTCTTGACGGTCTTAGCCACCCCACCTTTACCGCCACCACCGCCACCCTCACCGAAGATATCGGCGGTCGCCTCACCGGTCGCATTCAACTGACGCTCAGCCCGATCAGCCGTCGTCACCTCACGCTTGTAATGATTGATGCCGACAGCCAGCGAATCAAACGCTGAGCGCAGAGCGTCGGTGTCGATGACTTCTTTCGTGGCGGCAGCGAACGCAGAGATAGCACCAGGGAGGTCACGCTTGAATACGAGAAGAAAGTTCGCCTTAGCGATGTTGAATGCTCTGGCGGTGACGTTGGCGAACTCTGCGATCCCAATAGCAATCGCCCTGAATGCACCGATGACAGCTGGGCCGCCTTTTCCAGACTCGTAGACAAGTTGCTGGAAGGCGGCCACCAGACCCTTCTCCCCAAGGACTGTTGTGATGCGCTGAACCGCGGGCACGATATTGGTGACGATGAAATCGGAGAACTGTTGCAGATACGGCAACAAGGCCGCCCCAACCGTCTCCACAATCTCACCGAACTGGCCTTGCAGAATCTTCAATTGACCCTGGAACGTGCCAGCAGCAGTCTTCGCGGCACCACCAAACTGATCGTTCAAGTCACGAAGAACCTGATTGAAATCCTTGGACTTCTTCGTGTTCTCATCAATCGGGATACCGAGCCTGGTGAGTGCGGTGAACTGGCCGTTCGCACCTCT